ATAGACTGAGGGTTCTGTAATGTAGAGTCCATCAAGTATCATCATTCTTTCTATTGTAGAATAAACAAACTGCCATTGCTTCTCTTTGTCATCAGTGCAATCTTTTGCATTGGCTATTATTTCATTAAAAATATCTGAATACTCATCGTAAAGTTTATCAATAACATCACGCGGCAGCAAAGTTTTATGCGCTAATAAAATATTTTCAATATCACCAATCGTAACTTCAATATCCATCACTTTGCCTTTAACTCACTGTGTCCAAGTTCTTCCATTCTATCATTGTAATCATTGCGACCAATCATACCCAAAATAGTAAGGAAAACAATGGATAGGACGAGTTTTGTGATTGTTCTTGTGTTCATACCCTAATTATATCTTATTATTGGTAAAATGCAAATATTTGACAAAAATAAAAATCAGAGGTTATAAAAAAACCTCTGGAGAATATTTTCTCCAAAAGTTTTTACCAAGGATTATAATTTTTGCCTTCGCTCCAATAGATTGGGGTGCGTTTACCAATGTATGCACCAATAATATTAAAATGAACAAAATCTACAGCTTGCTCATAAATATCAAATTCTTCATCTTCACTTGTAATTTTAAAATCTTCGTAGAAATGATAAACTAAAGATTCATAATCGTATACAGCGACAGTGACCCAGTCTTTTTCTCTGCGAATGCGAGCAGTGGAAATTAATGCTGAATCACAGTCATGCCACAAACAAGCCAATGGTGCTTTTTTCTTGAGTTTAAGCTTAACTCTTTGCCAAGTTTTCATTAATACCACGCTAACAGATAATGACCAGCATCGGCATGAAGACGAAACATTTTGACCAAGTCTTTAAATTCTTCTTCTTCAATATCATAGTTTTGAATGTAAGAATCTCGCCATTCTGTTTCTTCCAAGTCAGTTGCCATCTGCATAATAGTTTCGTTTGAAATTTCAAATGTTTCTGGGTCGCCATATAGAGAAACACCAGTGACATCTTCTACAAAGCGGTCGTAAACTTTGCCACGAAATGAATCGTTTCCAGAACCAGAAAACATACCGCCACAGATTTTGAAATCGCCTTCAACAAATCCGTTTTCTTCTTTGCTCTTTTTCCAAATATTATCAAGTCCCATTACACTATCTCCTTGCATATATAATATAACATGAAATCAAATTAAAAGCAAGAAATCCCTTACATTTCTGTAAAGGATTCATATTTTGCAATTACCATTTCATTAATGGCGATTTCGAGATTGTAATCAAGGTATTCGCCATTGTCTCTGTCATACCATTTTGGTTCTTTGCTGAGATATTCTTCCATTTCATTAATTTGTTTTCTTATCTCATGGTAGTTATATGCATCATCATTTACAGGAATGAATGTATGAGAACCACCATTGCCAAAATTACTTACTCGTGCAAATGGAATTTCATCTATGAGTAAAACGGCTGAAAATGCTAATGTTTCTTGGCAGAGCTTGTGATGTATTTTAACATCCTGAAGTGATAATTCCATACATGGATTATATCACATCTATAATGGCGAAATCATATCCGGATGCCCATTTGACAAACTTGTTTTTTACTTCATGGTCTGGGAGATTTCGAACAATAGCCTGGATATTTACGCTCGTTTTTCGGAGCTGTAATGAATCTACAGTGTTGCTCCGTAAGGCGCGGGAAATAATACTGAATGATTCAGCATCTACCATCTTTTTGAAATCAGATAAATTAATCTTTTTCATAATATTCTCTACAAACAAATACTACAAGTTTCCCTGTGCAAAAATATTATGAAATACATTTGCTCATTTGTCAACATAGGGTAAAGATTTTTTTACCCTAGATTTGAGTTATGGCAAAAAAATATCCCCTTGCAAGAAGGGGATACAATAGATTATGAGATATTTTAGCCTGCAAGAAGCATACGCAGGTATACAAGCTCTTCTTTATCAGATTGGAAATTCATATCCAATGACTTAATCTTATTGAGAGATACACCACGGTCACGCAAGAACATAATGACATCATTTATTGATGTACCTTCTGTAACAGTGACTGCTTCCACTTTGGGAACAGATGGGGAAGATTGATTGCGTTGCTTGCCAAAAAACCAATATGTGGAAAAATTAGGGTAGTTTGACCCTTGTGGATTCTTCATCCAGAAAAGGTTGTTCTCTTGAACAAATGCGAAATACTTGTCCAAAGAATTGATTTGGGTTTCAGGATGCATAGAGTTGTATGCCAAAACTCGCTCACGAATATATTCTACTTTTGCTGAACTCTTAAGGTTCGAGTATTGCGCTTGTGTGATAGTATCAAGTGAATAAACTTTGGATACAATCTTTTCCAGTTCAGTCTTGGTTTCTTCAACCACATTAACATTGATAGAATCAACAATTTTAGGTGACACTGTTTGTGTTGGTGTCAAAACATTGAATTTTGACATGGTATTGAAAATCGGCATCTTACTTTTTCTTTCCTTAAGGTGTTACCCTTTTGATGTCTATATATTATCAATTTTTTTAAGGGTTGTCAAGGATTATTTTTATTTGACATTCAAGTATTTCAGGGGTATGAGCATACCCCTGAGTTTGGTTTTGAGCAAAAAAAAAGAACGCATTTCTGCGTTCTTAGTTGGGAACTAGTTATCTTACTTATTCAGTAGATAGATAACACAGTCTTTGAGTTCTGCTATTGACAAATCCATCGACTTGAATACAGATTCTACAAGATTCACTGGCACACCCAAGTCAATAAGTTGAGTGATTGTATTCACTGCATTTGGTGTGACTACATTGGTCTTAGGCATTTCAATCTTAGGTTGAACCATTGCCTCTGCTTTGCGTAATGCTTTTTTCTCAAGACGAACAGCAACTGCTTTCTTGCTACGTGCAAGATTGCGAGCATCAATGCGTTCTTGAGCCATTGACAAGAAATCCTTAGTATTGACCCAAACATTGTTGTATACAGCTTGTGGATTCTTAGGGAATATATCAGTGAGATTGTTCACCACAATGTATTCTTGGTACTCGCGCATAGAACCAAGTTCTAGTGGTGCAATCATACTCTTCACAGTATCATAGTCAGCCATTACAGTTTTGACTCTAATCTTGCTTGGACGGGAAACGATTGGCGATGTAAGGTTTGGAAGAGAAAAGGTCTCTGGTTTTGTAAGTGTTATTGCTGGCATCTCAGTCTCCTAAACAAAGGTGATAACTAACACTTAGATAATACACTAGTTCCACTAATTGTGCAAGTAAAATACGGTAAATGACTAAAAATAACTAAAAATTTGCTCATTCCATATTTTAGAGATATATTTTTATCTCTAGAAAATATTCTTGTCAAATATTTGCAGCTGGCACATTAAACATAAAAAGAGGGCTTTCGCCCTCTTCACTATGCTTCTATTTGGGATGTATTATTTGCATTATTATTGAGCGAATTTTTGCAAAAGAGAATTTTTCCACAATGCCTTCATCTTCTCTTGCAACAAGCTTGGTGTTTGTAGTACAATCAGTCTTACCAAGAAAATGACGAGCAGATACCCATTCATTACGATACTTGTAAATAGCGTAAGGATTTACACTAAATCCTTCAGGGTGTTCTTGTTCAATCCATTCACGATATTCGGAAAGATTTTTGAAACCCATTTTTGACACTACATTACGTGCCTCGTCATAAGGCATTACATAACCCCAATCAGGGTTACCTCGTCTCTTTTTTTCTTGTGTGTCTTTACCAATTAATGTAATAGACATGACTTTTCTTTCTAGAGTATATTGTTTTTATAAGGTTTCTCAATCCCTTATGACACTAGTATACCTTCTGCGTGTATGTATAGGCAAGTTTTTACACAAAAACCTAGTAATTATTATTATTTTAAGACGCAATGAGATATTAGACTTATTGAAATAAGTCTAAGAATAATTTTGAGCAAAAAAAACCCTCCCTGATTTTATTCAAGAAGGGTGAAAGAGGACACATAACAACCAAACAAACACAAACAATGGGCGATGAGGGACTCGAACCCCCACTCAAGGGATTATGAGTCCCCTGCTTTAACCATTAAGCTAATCGCCCTAACCAATAGGTGGTATAGGATTTGCACCTATATCAAAGGTTTATGTCCTCTGCTCTACTTAAGCTAACCACCCAAATGTGTGAAGAATGCTGACGGAACGAACACAGTTAGGAGATAAAAACATTCTTCACACATTGTTCCAGAATCACCACATTCTGGATTTTGTTCTCAATGCTGTAGTCATCTTGAACACTCTTATATTATCACTAATCTATGTAATCCACAACACATTTTTTGGAAATTTCTTTTGTTCCATTGTATGTTCTAATAAAATCAATATCGCCTTCATCATTAATTTCAAGAACAAGAAACTTTGGCTCATACTTCTTGTCATTTGTATGTTGTTCAATAAATGCATTAAGATATGTATAGTTTTCAAAAGTCAATTTTATGATAATGTCGAAATTATCTGTCATTTCATACAGTACGTGTTTCATAAATCATATCCATTTTCTTCATAATGATTCTTTTTAAGCAGAAATGACAAAGGATACAATACTATCCCTGCCAAAACTGCTACTAATAAATAGATTGCGATATACGCCATCTCAAAAAATAAAAAAATCTTGGTCTTCATCATTGAAAAATCTCACTTGTAGTAAGTATATTGCAAATTTAGTGTAATGTCAAGTGATATATTTATTTTTGATAGAAAGCATGTCTTAGCGTAAAGTTTTTTTACGCTAAATAACAGAATGAGCAAAAAAAAATCCCTCTTCCTATGAGCGAGAAGAGGGAGTAAACACAAGGTTATGAGCGACCTTGTGAAATTATTATATCACCAAATATTCACTTGACAAGTCTTCTTTTTCAACAGATTTCTCAGTGACAAAATAACTATCTCGATTTACCCAATGGAAACCGGGAATGATAGCATGAGTATCTTCAGCCCACACCATTGTCCAAACATTAGCTGGATTTTGATTCTTGACAAATTCCCATTGGTCTTCTTCAGTGTAATCAAAAACACATCCCTCAAAAGAACCATATTCTTCAAATTCGTTTTTGATTGGTTTATATTTTTCTATCCACTCATCATAGGTTTTTATTCTCTTAAGTGATAAAATATTCATCTCTGTCACTTCACAAATACCTACCTCGTAATTTCCAATAAATGTATTGATGAATTCTTCAGCAATCAATTTATCTTCGGTATTGTTTGTTTGGACATAACCTTGCTTTTCAACATTTATAATTGGCTTACCGGGATATTTCCAACTAAACTTAACATTGACATCGTAAGTGGGAGCAATAATGATGTTTTCCATGTTTACATTATATCATCTGTTATATATAATGCAAATAAGAATCCCCTTCTTGTCGGAGAAGGGGATTGATTTCACTTGGTTGAAAGGAGTAAAGAACCAAGTGAAAAATGGGTCGGGTGGGATTTGAACCCACGACCAATGTTAGGTTATTGTTTTCTTAAGTATAATCTCAAAACGTGTTTCATTTTATTTTCATCATCACAAAAATAAAAGTGAGATACTGGATGAACTACACTCCCAGAATGCTTGAAATTATTACCTTGGTCAATAATCTCAAAATATTTTGAATCATAAAATAATTTCATTTTAGTTTCAGATATTTTTACACAATGATGATACTGATATAAGTGCTTCTTGAATTCTTCTGTATTTTTTGTAACATAAACTTTTGTTTTTTCTTGATTACCTAAGTTTACTTCACAAGTTGTAGACATCTTTTCTACACACTCAGGGTTAACACAGAAATAAAAATTTGCCAGTATTCGTTCGGGATTATTTAAATCTGAATTTACCACTATATTTGGATATATTTCCCAGTCCTGTATATCTTTTATTGTGTGCCTTCTTGACACTGGTACTAATTCATCATTTAACTTTTCTATTCTTGTTCTAAGATTTTCTGAAATAGTCAGCCATTTATAGTAGCAATTCAAATGGACATCAGTATTGTGCATCCTACAAACATATATTTCATCATCAGCATATTTTTCATTTTTAGCAATTAAATCATCATATTTTCTTTTTTCATGCAAACACTGAATAAGTTCAATTCGTTTTGATTCAGACTGAGCAAATCCTTTACCGGCAGAATTAATTGGAGGTCTTTGAGGAAATTTACTTAAATTTGAATTGTATTTAATACCTGAAAAAGGGACAGGAGCTTGAATAAGAGCAAAACAAGAAATTAATGTAAGAAGATTTAACATCTCAGTTTAACTTTCTGAAGAGTGAATTTCCATATGGCAATTCAAACATAATAGGATACACTTTTGCCACTCATTAAGTATATCATCCCAAGAGCGATTATGTAAGTTTTCCGCAGATAATCCAAAAGATTTTTCTTCTGGTTTTAAATGATGAAAAGACAAAGCTTTTCTACATTTATCATATCCACACACAGTGCAACATCCACCAGAAAGTTTTACTAACTCGTCTTTTCTTTCAATTCTTTTACGAGCCATTTTATCTCTGTGATTTTTTTTATATGATTCATCCCATTCAGAATATGGCTTTCCTACTGGTTTTTTAGTAGGAGAATCAATATCTGATTTAGTGTTATTGCTTCCAAAAGGACTACAATCAAGACAGAATTTTCTATTTTGTAAATTACGAATTTTCCCATCGACCATTTTTTTTCGTGGGATAGTATTAGTGCATTTTCTGCAGGTTCTTGTTTCCATATATTACTTATACAGCGTAATGGAAACAAGAACCTTGTTATGGGTCGGGAGGGATTCGAACCCTCGACATTCGCATTAAAAGTGCGACGCTACTACCGCTGAGCTACCAACCCAAATTAAAAGAGAGAGGTCTGTGTGGAGTCTAGGATGGCGACTAGTAAGCCAGAGCCAAATTTCCCACCTACTTAAAAATTTCTTGTACGACCGTGTCAGGTTTACCCTAACCCAAACATCCTCCAGACGAGATTCGAACTCGTAAGGCTTGCGCCAACGGATTTTAAGTCCGTCGTGTATACCGTTCCACCACCGGAGGATACAAACATTGCATCAGCAACAGATATATATTACTTCAATTCGACTACTTTGTCAAGGATTATTTTCAAGTCAGTCTCTAGAAATTGAAAAGGTAGTTTACAACCAAAACGGTCAATTGATGTCTCAGTGGCATACATCCAAGCCATGTTATCCAATAGTAAAATATCAGTGGGACGAATTTTACGAGAAAGATTACTCTCTGATGGGATGAATTTTATTGAGGCATAATTGTCATTGAAATGATTTTCAATACCTATCGCGAAAACACAATCCCATAAAGAATCTGGGTATTCTACACCAAACTCTTCTGTAGTATCAAAGTCAATTTTGCCTGCATGAACATATGTATTTAAATCTGGAACATAAGACAACATCTTGATAGAATCGCCCTGTTTCATTTTCTCATAATGTGTTTCAGCATCAATATTCTGAAAATAATGATAGGTCATAATCATAGATTGATTATATCATATTATTTTTATTTGGACAAAATATATTTCAGATGGTATACACATACCATCTGAGTTTTGAAATGAGCAAAAAAAATCCCCAGATTTCTCTGGGGAGGCACTTGACAAAACACGTTTACTAAGAATTTGTATATTCCTTATAAATCTTATAAGCATCCTCATCAGATGTAAATTGTTTAAGGATAGCAAAAATTGGATTTATTTTATGATGGTCATCAATATCCTTGTAGAAATTTTTGAGAGCATTTCCAAGTGCTGGTCGTCGATGAGCAAAAAGCCAAGGCAACATTACAAGATATTGGAATCTCGCATCTGCCCAATTTGAGGTCATCTTATTATCAAGATTCAATTCCAATTGGATTTCGGTCTTTGGCTCTTCAGGGTC